AGGGTTTCTGATTGGCTGGTGAAGGTGAGATCGAAGATATTGGGGATTTCACCGGTGAATCCGGTTAGGCCAGAGATAACCACGGCACATCGGATACGCGATGGCTGCTTTACCTTATTGATTGATGCGTACTTCCCTTGCTCTACCGGAGCAGTGACCACCGTAGCACGCCCCTCCGGCGCAATGGATGCCAACCCGCTAAACTCCAACGCCACCGTAGAATCTCCGTGCTTTCGGATAACGTATGAAGGATGAAGGGTGCTGTTAATTATGGATAGCGGAGAGCCGCCGCCGATGGCGTTGAAAATGTTCGCCGTGTTCAGGTTCAAGATGCTCATTTTCACCCCAATAAAAAACCCGCCGAAGCGGGTTGGTTTTATTCGCAGCGATTATCTCGCCACTCTCTTTAATTTGCGGTTATCGGAGCAAATGCCCTTCCCCTTCAAGCTGGAGCTATACATCGCCAGCATGTTCATGGAGCCGTCAAGATACTTGGACATATTCGGATCGAACTTGGCAATGTCCTCTTTCGCAGACTGCCAAATCCGGTCGATCATCTCCAACTTGAAGCCAAGCTCCTTGGCGTTACACCACCGTTCCTCTGATTGGTGCTTGGAGATGTACTCCCCCTCTAGGGCGTCGAGATACTCGATGGCCTCAGTGATCTGACTTTTGGTTAGCTGGTTGATGTGCTCAACCTCGAAACGGTGGTGTACCAGCTTCCAGATATCAGGGTAAATCCGGCCAAGACCGGTGGTGATCAAGCGCTCAACGGTTTGGCGCAGCGGGGTAAGTTGAGTCGTCGTGGTTTGGCGCGGCTTCGACTCCTGATATTCACCAGTCTTACGGATTGTCGGAAGTACCTCGGCAGTCACCCACTTGCGGAAGGTGTGCGGGACGGTTCCTGGCTTGATGGCGTCGCGGCAGCGAAGCACCAAGGTGTACATTCCTGACTCACTGACGATGTTAGCCTCGCCCTGACGCCCTATGTTAAACATAGATCGTTCATCTTCATCCAGCCTTTCAACAGCTTGCGTGACGTTCTTGATGCCAAGCGCGAAGCAAACGTCTTGTGCTAAAAACCACGGCTCACCATTTTTACTTAGCACACGAATTTCTTTGTCGCCGAACTTAAACATGGTGAAATCTGCACTTGCTTTTGTTAAAATATTCATGTCGATATTTCCATTACGATTTGTTGATATTGAAGCCTCGTTGGTTGCAGCCATCGGGGCTTTTCCTTTATTGCTGCTTGATAAACCCATCTTCTTTCAGACTCCGCTCGATACGTTTCACCACCTCACTATTCAGTGAGCGCCCTTCCTCTTTTGCTAACACCTTCAACAAATCCTTTAGATGCTTAGGGAATCGAATCCCTACCGGTGCAATGTCTCTTACCTTTTCCATTTATTCCACATCCTCTTCATCGTGTAGTGATTACACATATATTACATCGTGAGCGTAGATTGTCAAACGCTTTATGATTACATTGTGTAGAGGTTAATTACACAGGCGTCTAGAAACATGAAAATCAGAGACATAGCACCGTATGGCATCAGGATGCCTGCTGATCTGAAAGAAAAATTGCAGGCTATAGCCAAAAAAAATGGAAGATCGCTCAATTCCGAGATAGTGAGAATTCTTGAAGAGTATGTGGAGCCACCAAAGGTTGATGACATGCGGGCTCTATCCGAATCAGAACTTAGCTCACCGGAAAAAATGCACGAATGGATGCGTGAGCTATCAGAAAAAATAAAAGCTATCGAAAAGGTTGTTGATAAACATTTATCAAAAAATGATTAACTAGATAACAAAAGGAAGCGTAATGGACGGAATCATCACGGTGGTAGTGATCTTTTTTGTTATCGGCATCATTGCCGAGGTGCTAAAACCAAGGCGCTGCGATATCTGCGGAACTCCATTTAAAAGGAAATATTTTACATGGGAAATTGATGGAAAAAAGAATTATTTATGTCCAAAGTGCAATGGCAAAATGGAAAAAAGAAAAAGCGATCAATCATTTAGGAGTAGGTTTGGTTGAGTCAACGCCATTGGTTGTGTAAAAAGCCCGCGTTGCGGGCTATCTTTAGTCTTTTTTGATAACAACTTCTCGGGGGAGCAGCATTTGCACTGCTCTAGCTGCGCAGTACGGTATTACAGCCCAAGCTATCCCCATTGCAGCAGCGGCGGCTTGTTGAGGGGCGCTGATCTCATTTTGAGTTAACAACATTACAACGCCCTGCAAGAAACCAATAACACTACAGAAGAACACCGCCAACCATATAACTTTCATCACTGATCTCGCCGTTTCAGTCATTACTGCACTCCGCTAGAGAAAGATATGTTCATTCTACTGCGGTTTGCCTGATTTTCAATCGACGAGGTCAACTGGTTAATGGTCTGAGGGTTACTGTTAACTTCCACCTTTTGGATGCTGATGTGGCTCTGTTGGCTATTATCTACGCTCCCCATAGCGCCCGATGGTCTAGATGCCATGCTGGATAGTTGGCTGTAGTAGTTCATGACCCGGCCGGGGTAATCCATGGTTTCTTTAGGCATGGAGCCAGACCTGCCGCCAGAAATCCACTTGTCCATGTTTCCCTCGCCCCAGTTGTAGGCACGCAAAGCGTCCTCATAGTTTCCCTTATATTTCCTCAGTAGCCGGTTGAAATGCATGGTTCCAACCATCATGGATTTCATCGGGTCAAATCGCTCTTCAGGTGATAACCCATAATCCTTTGCAGTTCCTGGCATGAGTTGCATGAGGCCAGCAGCGCCAGCCTTTGATACGGCGTTAGGATTCCCTCCGCTTTCTGCCATGGCAATAGAGGCGATCACGGCATCATGAGAAATATTTGGTGCAACCTCCGACGCGTTAGCATCCCTAATTGCTCCGGTAGATCTCAATATACTCATCAATCTAGACATTGGGTTTAAACTGCTAACCCCTGACTCTACGGCATCTTTAGCCCAATCAGGAACCGAAAAGCCACCTATTTTAATCCCCTCCTTGCCTGCTCCGGAATTGCTAATAACTGTTCTTACTGGAGCCATGGGGTTTAAATGCTCGTCACCAAAGCGAAGAACATTACCCCAACCAATATCGCCATTCCCACCAGAAATTCTATTTCCTAATTGTATTAGCTGGAGGATAGCGTTTGAGGTACCGCCAACAGATTCGGCAAATTTTTTCGCCCACTCTGCTCCATCACGGAAAAATCCAACAATATCATCCTTATGATTTACTACCCAATCACCAAACTCTTTAAGGAGTTGATTAACCTCATCTCCAAACGCTAATACAAAGTCAGTACCCAGGTTATCTACGGTCTGGCGCAACTTCTCCAGGGTTTCATTAACCTCTCTAGCTCGCTGAATAGCCGGATCGGTAGCGTTAGAGCGCTTTTCAAAGTCGCGTTGCAGCGTGGAGAGCTTGCCGGAATACATCAACCCGAACATATCGGCAGATCCTCCCATCTGTCCCCACATTACCTCGGCTTGGGTTTTGTTCATTTTGCGTAGCGCCGTAGCCGTCCTGAGAAGCATTTGGCCGGGGTCTTTCCCTCCCATGATGTCTACGCCAGTCATTCCCTGCAATTGCTGCATTGCTATCGTAGAAGCGTCAGGCGCACCCATCGGCATAGCCATCCAGTTCTGCGCATTCTTCAAGCGCATCAGCATGGATGTCATCGACTGTTCCGAAGCGCCGGTGGCGGCGGCCGCCCGGTTGAACCCATCCAAGCTTTTCGCCCCCATATCGAGGAATGACGAAGTGTTGCCCAGATCAACCAGGTTCCGTGTCGTAGACGTGAACAGCCGCCGCGCACCTTCAAGCGTTAATGCTACGCCAAGAAACTTTGCGGCGCCCATCTGCACTTGATTGAATGCGTTTTTACCGGCATTACCAAAGGCGGTAACTCCATCAGTAAGGCCATCGAATCTCTTGCCTACGCTTTCCAGTGGCCGCTTTACGTCCTGATCTAATTCGGCGACGCTTTGGGCCACTTTCTTTTTCCCAGCGAGAAAATCTTCTGCCTGGATTTTTACCTTATAGGCCAACTCTTGGATGATCATTGCTTCTCCAAATGCTCCCGCCAGGCTTTCTCGTTATGGGACTCCACCGCGATAATCTCCAGCAGATTGAACGCATCACGCACAGATAGCCGCTCTTGCAGGTCAAGATAACTGGCCTTTTCAGAGCAGATAATCGAATACATCTGGTGTGACACGTTCGCCGGATATACCAGTTTTGCTGGCTCCGGTTCAGGCTGGATGAAAGGGAACTTTACGCGGCTGCGATTGATAAAAAATCGAAATTTACCTTGAACACCTGATCCATCAGGGCGCGAATAGTTGTCACCTCTTCGAAGTCTTCAGAAATGACCTTGCGTGTTTGCTGGTTTCCTTCATGGGAAATGACGATTTCCACTGTTGCCAATAGGCGAGAGCGCAGCACCTTGGCCACATCTGGAGACGCGGAGGATAGAACCAGTAGGCCGTAGGTTGCCAATCCTGCACACCCCATCATTACGACGTCATCTGGGATGTTTTCCATACCATTGGGCATACCGCTGCCCATGATGCGGAAAATCTCCTGAGAAAGCTCGTCAGCATCCCATGCCGACATTTCCGTGATGATGAACTCCTTCCCGTGATCGCGGTTGTTATCTTCGACGATGTAGGTGATCTGCTTTCTCATTAGACGGCACTCGGTGTAATGGTTTCAAAGTGGAATACGACGGGGCGCGGCTGGAGGATGCGGCGGCCGGGCGGCAGAGGAGGCATGCTGAACAGCACCCCGTTTACCATCGTCCACTTTTTGTTGAGAGAGGGGACTACCAGGGTAGCGTTTACCGTGAACTTGGCGATCGCCGTTCGTTCCGCTGCAAACATATCATCCAGTTTCCCCAGGGCGGATGATGTCGGCATCAGGGTGATCGTGAACTCTGCCGGGTTGAACACGAAACCGGCGTGATATTTGCCGTCGGCCGACATGATTTCTTCGGCGTTCTGCAATGGCGCGGTGTCAAACATGTTATCGGCTGCGTAGTCGTCAACATCAATCCCGCCGGGGTAGTAGGCAGGGACGACGAGACGCAGCTTGGAATTAGCGCTTGTGATATCGATAGGCATTGTGTCGTCCTTACAGGATAGCGGTTGAAGACATCGTGATGCTTTGGATCAGGCCGCCATCGACGTAGTAAAAAATTACGCCCTTCAGGTCGCGCTCGATGCGGTTAGAGCCCGGTTGAGGCGGGATGTACAGATACCACCCCTCGGAGTACAGCGTGCTGGAGATATCAGCGCCGACCGTGTTGTTGATGATGCGGATCTGCGCAGTATCCAGCGTCACACCCTTGCGAATGGCACCGAAGTTGAGCGCCTGCTGTGCCACGTCGATCACGGCAGCATTAACAGTCGCATAGCCCTGGGCGTTAAACGGATAGGACTGATTGGCGGTGAACAGGTTGGCAAACGCGCCTACCAGATTTGCGTTCATCCACACCTGGCACATGAAGGTGTCCAGCCACTCGAATTTACCCGTGATCGCACCATTCGATGCGTATTGCTTCATGGTCTTATTCAGGCTATAGGAGCCGTAGAAGTTGTAACCATTGGAGAGCAACGCGCTATAGGTCTGCCCGTCGGTGACGTTAGGAGCTAGACCGGGGAAGTCGCGGAACTTGTAGGAAACCCGGCCATTAGTGCGCGCAAAATCCAGCGATGCGGCATATGCCAGCGCGGGAATCGCGTACAAATAGGAGCCATACACCGGGAACACGTTTTCATAGCCGTTTGCTACGACAACCTTCTGCATGAAGCACTGCGCGTTATTGGCAACGGTGGCGGCCTGTGAAGGGTCATGCACGACATAGCCAAACCGGTTGTTTGACGCGCTAACCCAGGCGCACAGCTCTTGTTTTTGATCATCAGTCAGCTCAACCAGGGATGAGAACAGTGCCCAATCTTGGCTCAGGTTGATGACGTTATTCATCATGTCCGTCATCGTGACTGTTGCGCTGCCCGGTGACGTGGTAGCTGCGGTGTCTGCGGTTAACTTCAGGCCTGTAGCCAGGTCGCCAGCATCGGCAAAGCTAACGGCACTGTTTGCGCCAGTAGTCAGCGATCGGACGATAAAGCGATTTGCGATCGGAAGCCATTCTACCAACACCTTGCTAGCCCCGATGCCGGTAGTCAGCTTGGTAGCAATGTCAGAGAAGCTGGTAGCCGAGGACAGGTCGATAGAGGTACTGGTTACTGCTACCCCGTCGACGGTCAACTTGATCGTGCCGGGTGAAATTGCTTGCAGAGTGGAAAGCTGAACGCCTTTCATACTACCCGATAGCAGATAACCCGCCACGGCAGCGGTGATCACACGGGTGATGAGCAACTTGCCCGGAATCACGGATGAGTTGTCATAGCCGTTAAAGTAAAGCTGGGCCGCCAGGAATTCGGGAGAGTTACTTCCCAGCAATGCCGCAATGTCGGGTGCGTTAGTGAACTCGGCTACGGTTCCCACTCGGATTAGCTCGTTATCGCTCAGCACCAGGCCATTAGCATCTAATGCCGAGCCAGCCGGAGCGACGACGTTTGGAGTGATTCGAAAATCAACACTTAATGGAATTGTCATTTTATATACCCACTGGATCGACTGATACTTCAGCCTTGTCAAAATATGGTTCTGGGAAGGATGTGGTCATATGGACTTGCAGGGAGACGGTGAGCATATAGCGCTCTTGCCACTGCTGTTCGGCGTCAATCATCGGAGCCTGAATAGCTGCGGTTGAATAGAGCGGCGCCACTCGCTCGTCGATGGCCTTAATCTTGTCGTAGGCGTACCCACTGGAGAAAACCGTCTCTAGCGTCACCGCTCGATCGCCAGCATTGGCCCCGTAGATATCGACCTGGATGTCGGCGCGTCTAACCTCCGTCCATCCCATAGCGCTTGTCGATGGTGCACCGGTGTCCTGATTTATTGATCTGGTAGTGGAGAGCCGCTCAAACCGTAGCGGGGTCAGGATGCAGAACTGACCCTTTGGCATAGGGATGCGGTTGGCCTGAGCCTGATTGCACTCCCCGGCTATTGGCTCGACAAAATCGGCCAGAACGTCAATGACGTTATCAACGGTCAAGTCGATCATGGCGATACCTGCAGATTAACAATTAGACGACACCACGAATCCCATAGCTCAATCGGCTCAACGACCAGCCATGTTTCGCCATCAATGATGAATAGGTCTCCACCCTGCTCTAGCTCGCGCTGGACGCTGAAATAGTTACCGTAGACGTGAATCGACTTAACCAAGCCCTGAATATTCAGGTCGTCAACGTGCTGCAAATCGCCCTTGCTGAGCGGCTGCAATTGAATGGTGACGTTTTGGTCTGGAAGATATGACGGAACGGGCTTTCGACCTGGGCCGATGGTCTGGCCGGCATACTTTTTCAGAATTGCCGGGACGTTGGGATTTACTCGCTGAATGGCTCTATTCGCCAGGCTCCGAATGTTCAATTTCTCCTACCTCGTAATGCACGGCATGGTTCATGGTTCCGGTATCAACGAGGGGTTTCGTTGATTCATTCCGCCGCTCCTTTCTGGTTCTGCGACGCTTAATTGTCACAGGGCTTAATGGTGGATCCATTAGTTGTGCAATCGACGACACCACATCGCCGACAACGCGTTCGCCAAGGGAGGAAAGCACATAGTGGACAGGCTCACCGTTTCTAATCCCATTAGCTATTTGCTCATTCCATGCGCTTTCGTTAGCCCAGATGGCTTTTCTAAAGAAAGGGCGCGCTGGGATGTTGTTAGCTGGATCGCCATATTCTTGAATGGCGGCCACAGTGGCGATTGGCATACCGTTGCGATACGCCCTCCCATCGATAAACCCGACTTTTAGCTGTAGCGATTGCAGGGTGCTCTCTGCGGCATCCAGCGCGTCCATCACCTTATCGGTCATCGGCATACCCCACGATAGAACCCCATCCGGTAGATACTGGTGGCATTCCAGTACATGATCCCGAACTGGCTTTGAAAGAAGAAAGCCTTGTTAAACGGAACACCGGACAGGCCAGAAGACACGCTAACGCTACCCTCAGAGGCCGAAGCCACATAGCCAACCATCCCAGGGTCACCGCCATTCCCTGACGAGTCCTTGTAGGACAGATAGGCTATGTGGGCCATCAGCAGGTAGAGCAGCCACTTGCGCCGCGCCAGATCTGACACGACGCTGAAATCTGTGTTCTCCAGATACATTGATGCGGCAAAAAACAAGTCCTCAACCTGCGCATCAGATAGCGCCGTGTACTGCGGGTATTTTGCTTTCCACTCCGCTACATCTAGAGTCACGATCCCCATTTAGGCCACCTTTTCGGTTTCGTCTTCTTTGACTTTTGCCTGCTCTAGACCGGTTTTCAGCTCTTTCACTTCTTCGGAAGCCGCCTTGGCGCTAGCTTCGTCTTTCTCTGCGAAGATAAATTCCTCGCTGATGGCGGTCATTCCGACGTATTTCTTGGCGATCGCATTCCAGTCTTCCTCCGGCATGTGAGTCAGGCCACAAACGCCTGATAGCCTTTGATTGCCACCATTTCGTTACTGTTCTGGCCGTTAATGACCACCTCACGATCGCCCAGCTCGAAAACCACGCCGTGCATCAACTTGCTGCATACAACTACGTTAGCCATGTGTCATTCCCTTACAGTGTGCCGGTCATCTGAACAACAGCGCTCGGACGATAGATAACCGCGCCCAGGCTGCCCGCCGCCAATTTTTGGCTAGTTTCTGAGTGCTCAACCAAGATCGGGAAAGCGCGCATTTTTTCGGTGTATACACACTGGCCTACCGGGTCACCGCCCAAGCCGTCAGCGATCAGCTGAACCAGGCCGCCGGAAGGAACGCCGAATTCAGGAACCACTACAACTTGCAGGCTGGTATAGGTCTTCTTGATCAGGTCGATGGCTGATGCAGTACCCAGGGCGTTCAACGCACCCATGGAAGCGTTATCGCTCGGGCTAACGACCAACTTCATGGGGCTGGTTTCTTGCACCAGGCCTTGGTTTTTCGATGCCAGATTGGTAAACATCTTCTTCACGTCGTTGAAGATGGCGATCGCGTCTTTGTCCGCCCACTTCACCTTGCTATCGGCGGTGGTGATCGGGGTCAGCGCGTTAGGAAGTGCCGGGTCGTTGATGATGCCGAAGTTAGCGGAACCGCTAATTCCGTACATGTAGCCCTTGTTGAAGAAACGGTTGATGGCGGACACACCGGCAGCCTGTTTCATGGCGATGTACGGGATGAGTGCCAGGCCGTATTTTTCCTGCTCCAGGTCGCCCCAGCGGTTCATGGTCTGGAAGCGGAACTGACGGCGGTTTTCCCAGTTGGTGTTGACGTGAACGGAACCGGCGCGGGAGGCATCGCCATAAGCGACAACTTCATATGCCTCTTCGGTGCGCGGGAAGAGAACGTCCTGCACCGCCCAGTTACCTTTTTTCACTTCCGGGTAAATCATGGTTGCCGTCAGTGGCGCAAACAGTTGCTTGATGATCATCGGGTCGATGACCTGCGCAGCAGCTGCCGGGATGCCACCGTTGGAAACGGTTTGCATATCTACTACGGAGTCACCGACTACGCCGTTTTTTGCCAGAAACTTCGGCGTGCATTTATCATAAATGACGCCCTTATCCGCCAGAACTTTCAGATATTGCGGCAGAGTGGATTGATTCAGATCCATTACAGAACCCCCCAGGTGGTCATTTTGATCAGAGAGCCAGCATCGGCAGCGGATGCGACATAGAACGGAGTTTCGACGGCGCCAGAAATACTTGCTCCAGCGGCGCCGGTTTTGATGGTGCCATCTGCGGTAACGGCGAAAATCTTCTGGCCAGTAGTCGCGGCGGTTGCAGTACGTACCCACCAATCACCTTTGGTGTAAACAGCAAGCTCAGTGCCAGCGCCTACCAACATGGAGCCGGTCTGTCCTACGGTAATGGTTCCCACCCCGCTGTTCATGATGTAGCCCAGCGGATTTCCTGAGCCGGTGTTGTTTACCAGGGTTGGATCGGTGCCATCAGCCCAGACAAAGCGGGACTGGTACACACCAGCCGACCCTGCCTTGTAAGAACCTTCCGGCGGCAACGCGACTACGTGCGGGTTATTTGATGCGAAATCACCCTCTTTACCCGGACACGGGTAGAGGTTCACTGTCTGTTGAAAAGTCATTGCTTCCCCTTAGAAATAATCTTTAAAGTCGGCAGCGGTAGGCTGCTGGCCGTAGGCAGAGTCGCCAGTAGGCTGGGACGCGGCGGCGCTCTTTGATCGGATGGCCATCTGTACCAGGCTCTTAAAGGCTGATGGATGGACGCCGTTGATATCGACCTTTTCGGCTTTCAGCACGGAGCGGTAGATGTCGTCTGCGGAGTCACCAGTAACGTGGCCGAAAACCGGCTCAACAATGCGCATGGCCTCGCGGGTGGCAGCGAACTCGGCGCGAGCTTTGGCCAGCGTGTCGCGCTGCGTTTTTGCGATCAGTTCTTTCACGGCGCTATCGCCCATTGGGGATTTGTCCTTTTTGTCTTCGTTGTCGTCTTCGTCCCCCTCCAGCTTTTTGCGCTCCCAGTCTTCCCGGTACTCTTTGCTTTCGAGGTCTTTCTGCTCGGCCTTGTCCTTGCCTTCCTTCTCCAATTTTTCGCGTTCGGCGCGCTCGCGCTTTTCCTTCTCGGCGAGGTCTTTCTCTTCGTCGGAGTCGCCCTTGTCTTCGTCGATCTCCTGCTGCTCATGCTTAGCCATGAGCTCCATGATGCTTTTCGCCAGTTCGTCCGCGTCGGAGTCAGAGGCGGTGGCAAATTTGTTTTTAATCAGGTCGGTCAAGCCTTCCATTAAACTGCCCTCTTGGTCTTGTGAATCGCCGACAGCGCATTCAGCGCCGACGCGGCCTTTAATGGTCAAAGCTACGGAGTTACCCACGATATTGCGGGCGATTCCGTCATATGCCTGACCCATGAAAACGCCGGGCGTCATATCCACCTCGAAGAAGGAGGGGAATATGCTCAACTCCCGGCGCGTTCCGTTTTCAACACCCTCGATGGCGCCCTTGTCCCACAGCTTCATGCTGGTTTTGAGGAATGGCGCTTCGAAGCGTGTGTCTGTCCCGGTGGTTCCTACGCGGTCTTGCGGGCTGTCTGGAGTATCCAGTTGCCCTGGGTGCTCAATGGTGATGGGTACTGAGTTGAACGACTCAGCAGCGCTGATGAGCTCTTCTGCTGGCCGGTAGATGTAATAGGTTCGGTTGGGGTCTAGTCCTAGGGCTTCCCAATTAGGGAGACGGTTACCTAGGTAGGAGGAAACGCATTCCTTGCTGATGTTGCACTCGGCGACATTCAGGCGTCCGTAGTCGTCATAGCTGCGGACAGATGACCCGAAGTCGTAGGAGTCGCCCCGGTATCCGTTTGCGAATGCCGCGCGTTCTACTTCTTCTGCCTTTTCCCGCGTGCGGAATGGCCCCTTCTTCCCCCACCACCAAGCGCCATCTTTTTGATGAACTGGCATGTCACTTTTCCTGGTATGGGTTAGGTATTTCCTCGCCTAGTTTGAGCAAATCTCGCTCATCCACCACTCTTTTTTCGTTACCGTCATCAACCAACCAGCGGCCTACAGATGGCATTAATTTGAAGAAGTAATTGAGTGTCCATGTGGTTTCGTAGATTTCCCCTCCGTAACAGCGGACGGAGACATAGGCGAGATCCGTTTCAATACGAACCGCAACAATTTGGCTTGCCGCGATGATTCTTTTAAAAAATCTCTGATACTCGGCCATGCTTTCTCCAGGAAATAAAAAAGGCCGCCTAAGCGACCTGTTTGTTAAAACGGTAATATCGGCTTCCAACTACAACCGCAGTTGATTTGCTGCCCCGGCAGAACGTACTCGCCGTTGTCACCGACCGGCATGCCTTTGTCCAAGTCGAACTCTTTGCCATTGGCTTTGACGTGTAGCGGGCGCGGGTGACTTCCGCCGCCGGAGTGAATCCAGATGCCTTTAGTGATGCCTAGGGCTTTCTGGCGAACCCTGGCTAGCTCTGCGGTGGCCTTGTTGTTCTGGTCACGCGCGATGTTCTCAGCCCGCCTGCGTGTGATACCGAATTGCTTTTGTAGCTCCTCGGTCATGTAGTTCATGTCGCGACCACGGGTGATCGATTGCAGCGCGATGGTCTGGACTTGGGTGAAATACTTTTCGGGGATCGACTTAATCAGGTTGACGTTCTCGGCCACGATGCCGTCTACGGCCTGCCTCATCTCCGGCGTCATGGTGAACTTAACGCGCGGGATGTCGGCGGACGATAGCGATCGCTTTAGTGCCGATGTTGCCGTCTTCTCTGCTGCTCTGGTGAATGCGGGTGCAATCCTCAATGCGGCATCGGAAAACCTCATCACCCATCGCTCTCGCACTTCCTCCAGACGCTCGGCGATGTCGTCCATCGGTCGCCCGGCCTCCTTGGCTCGGTACTGAGCATGTGCCCAATACTCGGCGCTTTTCGTCATGTCGGAGATAAGCGACTTGAGCGCCTTGGCGTACTGGCCGGCGATTCCCTGGTTATAGCGAACCTGGCGGAGAGTCTTGATCTTCATCGCCAAAATCCCCCATGCCAGTGATAGCTTCATAGGTGATGCCGTTGAAGCCTGAATCGTCGTCTGATGCTAGAGCAGCGTTAGCCTGTTCTGGTGTAATTATTCCTGAATCAACCAGTTTTCCGTAGCAGTCAGCGCGAAGGTTGTTGATCTCGGCGATTTCTTTATCGCTCATTTCGTCAAGAGGGTTGAAGTCCACATAGAGGTCTTCATACAACTCTCCGAACTCACTCAGGCAGACAATTTTAAGAATCCAGTCAAGGATCGGCTTGTAGTTGTTCTTCTGCTTATTGGCGATGTGCTCATGCTGAGCCGCCCTCTCACCCTCTCCGCTGGCGCTCATGCCGCTGGGCTGGCTACCTGTCAGGCTGGTGACGCTTAGGCGTGATGGCATGCACAGGAGCTTCTGCTGCTGGACTAGCAGGTCATTCAAGCCGGTTAGGCTGGTGTTCATCTGCTCCAGCGTTTCCATCGCCTTATCAATAGCCAGAACACCGTGATTGCTTTTCCCGTAAATCAGCGTATCCAGGCGCTTATCGAACTGCGTTTTGTCCTGGAGATACGTTTCCATGTCGGTAGACCAGATGTACGTCCTGAACGACATGATGATCCGAGGGATGTCATCGCGGACGCTCTCCCAGTTCCTAACGTAGGGGAGCATCATCTGAATCAGGGACAGGCCACCAAAGTTGTAGCTCGGCTTGAGCATGTCCGGCACCGGGTAGATAACCAGTTGCTTCATGCGCGTGGCGTGGACAAGCTCGCCCAGCACAAACCAGCGAGTCGGTACAAAGAAGTCAGGCGACAGCGGGTTGATGGCGTTATATCCCTGCGGATAGCACCAGATCGGCTCTACCACCCGGAATCCCTCCAGGTCGCCGCGCTTAATCTTCGCTGGGGAAATCATGATTTCTTTAGCCAGCTCCCGATCATCGCCTTTCAGCTTAACGAACAGGTGAGCCTGGCCGAATGCCTCGGCGTTGAACCCCAGCAGCTTGAGATGCTTCTCTACCCCGAGGCGCTCGAAGGCGTCCTCAAGCTGGTTGATAATCTCGCTGCGGTCGTCGTCGGTGGCGTTTGACTTAATCTTGAAGCCCTTGCGGAACACCTCGTTAGCCGACTGCTCACACGCGACGCGGTTCTCTGATTTCTGAGCTAGGTTAGCCAGCGCCGAGTAGCCCATAAACACCGAATCAGGCGAAGCGTATGCCAGGTTTAACGAGCCATAATCGATGCTGTCACCTACCGGCTGATTCTCTGGCACTACGCCTGCCGGTGGCTTATATGCTTCATGGTGCGGCCTAAATGCTTCGTCGATCACCTTCTTCTGGTATTCGGCGTCGCTTTGCCATGATGGGCCGACAACAAGGCCACGGCTTTGATGCTGTGTATTCTGTTTCCGTTTTGCCATGTTACCAACCTGAGTTTTCGCCAACGATTAGCGATCTGCTGATCGGCGCGTACGCCATTACAAAAGCGTCGGCCAAGTTTGGGGATTTGATGTCTCGCTTTTTAAGGTCGGGTTTGCTCTCAACCTTTACGCGACCATTTTTGTCAAAGTCACGCCGGGGTGTGCTCAATTCTGTTTTCAGCTTTTCAAGCATCGGCATGTCAGAGGAAATGCTGATCATGTCATCCGGGTTAAATTTCTCTCCGCGCTTAATGGCGTTGAATGTGTTCCTGAACCGGTCGGCCAGAGTCCACCACGCTTGCGCCTTGAGATTGGAGAAGTAGTCCTTATTGCGGATCTTCTCCGTGTAGTGCTTTTCCGGGGCGTGTACGGCGTCGCCGGCATTGAATTTTGCGTAGCGTAGCTTTAGCTTTCGCTCTGCGTTTATCTCGCTGAACTTGCTGCCAGCAAAGGCACCGACGCCGATAGAGTCATACGTGATATGCGCGTCTCGCTCTTGGGCCTGAGCGTATACGCGATAGCATGACTTGGTTAACTCATCCTCGCGAGCCGCCCATTCTTCGCACCAATAAGCCACGGAGCCATGCGCATAGACCATGGCGCACTTATCCTCTCCATCATCAGCAACGTCGAAGCCAATGCGTCGCATTCCCTGTGGTTCAAATCCAAGTACGACATGCGCATCAACGGCGGCCTCAATCCACGAACGCTTGATCACCGTCGCATCGTCATCAGAGCGAGGCACGCCAAGGTATACGTGCTCGAAAGCCTCTTCATCCCTGTCTCTGGCCGCCTCGATAACATCCAGCATCGTGCGGGACAGAAAGGGGTTTTCGTCGAAGTTGATCTTCCTAACCAGGGTGCGCGGCGGCGTGTTGACGATGAAGCTCTGATAAACGAAGTCGGTGTAGAGATTGGGGTTGAAGATAAACCAGCATTCAGAGCCTTCCTTTCGGATTGTGGGCTCTAGAATCTCCCACTGCTCCTCGGTCAGGGCGTGCGCTTCTTCCAGCCACAGGACGTCGATACTCTCCAGTGACTTGATTTCGTCTACGCTGTTTTTCAGGCCATAGAAGATGAACTCTGTGCCGGTAACGCGGTTGACGATCTTGTCCTTTAGGACGCGGAACCTGGCCTGCAGTCCGAATCGCTCAATCTGAATTTTCAGCAGCGCATAGACGGATTCGGCTATCTTGTTCTGTATCTGGCGAGCGCACAGAAAACGAAGCTTGTAGTTATTGGCTAGGTAGATGGCGAATCCGGCGGCATCCCATGATTTGGAGCTTGCCCGACCACCGTACAGAATCTTGTTTCGCGCCTGCGTCGTCCAGAAGTCACGTAATACCGGGTTAAGAGTCGGAGCCATAGAAGTCATTTAGGCTTGTCCCCTTATTAACACTGGCTGGTTCATCTTCCTTGATGCTGTACGCCTCTCGCTCCAGACCAATCAGGTTTTTCAGCGTCTCGCTTAGTGCCTTCATTGACTTCACGCGCTCAGGCATACCGATTATCGCGTGATAGATTTCGTTGAGCTTGTCTTTGCCGTTCTCGTCGGGAGCAAGCATCAATTCACCAAGCTTGCGGAGAGAGTCAACATCGGCACACTCTGCCGCTAGCTCATCAAAGAGCGCATTGGCTATCTCGCGAGCCCGCCGGATATCCCCTCGGTGTTCCATGCGAACCTGAGCGATCACCTCGGCGCTGGACTCAATAAGTACGCGCTCAGATAGTGCGTTTTCGGTGCGTACCTGTTTGCGTACCTCGGCTTTGCGTACCAGATCATCAGCACGCTCTTTTATCTTGGCGGAGATGTTCCTAGACCAGTCATCACGCTTGGCTCTCTTCCTGATAGCCCCCTCTGTGATGCTGTGCTGCGCCGCTATCTCTCGGAGGCTTAACACCCCGGCTCGGTAGGCCGACTCGATGGCCTCCCAATCCAGTTTTGCCATGTTATTCCGCCTTTCTCTTTATTACCCGGTATTGAATATCACGATCCTTGGTCATGTTAATGACGCGGCCGTTAATGCCATCCTCTTCATACAGGGTGAAGAGTGGATGTGCAGGGTCCGGAGGCAGCGTTGTAAAGCCAGAGACCTTCTCGCCATCAGGGAAGGTTACGACAACGGATGTTCTTTCAATACAGATTGCCATTTCAGAATTTCCTTCTATCCGTCCGTTGCGCGCATCCGCACTTTTCAGGATTTATAATCAGCTAGCCAGGATTCCTGCAGCACGAAGTTTCGCCAGCAGGCCGTTAAAGTCGGCTTGGGTTGGCGCAGCGGTCAGGTCGGGGATGGCTGCGGCTTGCTTCACCGCGCCCATTACAGTGGGCGTAGCGGCAGTGACGGCAGCGGCTGATTCTTGCAGGGTATGCACTGATACGGGCGACCCATTTTGACCAATTACAATTACAGGCATGTTCTCACCTATGCGTTGACAATGATGGTGGCGTCAGCGTTTAGCGGCTTGACGAATACCGGCGCACCGGCGGTTACGTGATAGATACTGAGGTTTAGCGACCCACCGATGAATGGCAGGCCAACCAGGGATAAATCGGGCTTGGCCGTAGACTGGCAAATCTGCGCTTCACTACCAGAGATAGCGACTGTCGCGTCCGACGTGCCGTCATAGACCTGCGTCCAGATTCCTTTCGGCGCTATAATGTTGAGTAGTTGCATTCTTCACCTATGAGGCCGGGACCATCTGCTCGGCGATGATCAGGATTGCTGAGGCAGTGAATGCCGCCCCATTGGACTGGATAGTGATGTCGCTACCGTTTAGTGCCAGGTTCCCGCCAGCGTCTACGCTAAAGAATGTCGGGAACGATAGGATGTCAGCCGTTACCGCCTGATCGCGTGATTCAACCAGGGTGTTACCCTGAGTGGACGGGAAAGATACCGTCATGCTGCGCTGCGAGGATGAGCCAGCCCAGGAGCCGACCACGTTAACCTTGAAGGTCACGGTAGAATCGTTATTGAATACGTTGAACTTGTTGGTCGTCGTGTTGAAGAACGGGGATAACGAGCCAGTATGGGGTAGGCTCTTAATCAGGCTAATTAGGTTTGTTGGCGTGGTGGGGATTACCAGGTTTAACCCAGAGAAGTAACACTCCGACTTGCGCCGCACGCTACCACTACCAGCCGGGCCCGATGGCCCCCTCCCACCCACACCCATAGGATAGAGCGACATAACACATCCTCTTGCTGTTGCATTAGCGGAGGCTCTCGTAAAAGCCTCCTGTAATGCCATCACTTCTTCCGCACAGGGGTGATAGCCCTGCATGTCCGTGAACCACCCATAGGTGAAAGCCGTGCGTTATCCGTTTTTGGTTTCACCCTGGCGCTCGCCGTGGAATTAGGCGGGTCATAGCTAACCAGGATGAACAGGGACGAACTACCCGGGTAATGCGAAATTGGAGCGCCGACTTCGCCACGCTTCACAGAGTAGCTGGCCGACTTCGGTCTATTCCCGCTGCCAAGATGTGATCACCTCCAGCTTTGCAAAGAATAAACGCCGGTGACGGTGTCCGGCTTCGCCCTGGGCGAACGAATCTTACTGTCGGGTAAGTCTTACTTCGTCGTATGCCCGCTCACAGGCGAGACCGCGAATTCGGGATTGGTGAGCAACCTCTGCCATTCGCTGCGCTGCTTCATCAGCCAGGCTGTACAACTTGGCGAGCACTCTGGGATCGGAACCTGTCGCGCCTGCTCCGGAAGTTCCGGTATTGCAGGAGGAGCTACTTTTGCGCAGTCGGCTGGCATAGTCGGCAACTTGTTTCCGCAGGCTGTCAGCATCAGAGCGAGCAGCGGTAGCATCAGCTTGAGCGCTAGCCAGTTGCTGCGACGTTTGCGCGGCGATTTTTGCGACGGCATTCTGCCCCCTTTGTTCAAGCTCTCTGTTTTTGGCCTGGAGAAGCGCTAGAGCGTGCTCGTTTTCTGCCTGAGCTTGGCTCCATCGGGCTTGCCATGTTAGGTCTGCCTTTTGATACCCGGCATCGTAGGAACACCATGCGGCGGATAGAATGGCGATGGCGAACGCTGGCATCAGCCAATACCTTTTGATCAGCTCAAGAAAAGGCATTGCTCAGCCTCCCGCCGACGCGTTAACCCGGGAAGCGGCTTACCATTGGCCTTGTTCCATCGGGGGAACTCAGCAGCAGCACCTGCGTAATCACTGGAATTCAGCTTACGCAACAGAGTTGAACCGGACAGCGCTGAGACGCCAAGGTTGTAGGCGAAATCAACCAGCGCATCGAACTGGTTTTGATTAACCGGAGCGGTGATGATGCGGGATACGTCACGACCATAATCATCAGCTCCAGCTTTCAGGAGGCGCTCAGCCGTTTCTTTGGTGATCTTCATACCGGCATGAATCGGCACCCCGTCAACTGGACGTGTCCATCCATAGCCGATTGTCCAGACGCCAGCCGGGCACTTGTAAGCCTCCAGGCGACAACCCTCAAATTCTCGGATGAGCTTCAGGCAATTCTCGCTCGGCGTCATCGAATAATCTCCTCAGCCGCAGATACCATGCGCAGCTTGACGTAATCTTCGTTATCGGGCTTTTGCGTGAAGCCTGCGACTAATAGACCAACCATGTGACCATAGCCAGGGGGAATCGCCGCATAGCAGACGTAGTTAACGCCCTGCTTTCTGGCCGCTTCACCTACTGCGGTGTTTGCGATCAGCTTGGTGCAGAGTGTTTTATCGGTGATCACTTTAATGAGATTTGCAGACTGCTCAGAGTACGGACGCAAGGCAAGGTCTCCGGTTCCCTCAAGGAACTGCATCCGGTTTTGGCCAACCCGGAAATACATTGCGTTGCGTCGATTTTGGTTCAGGTTTACCGACCAAACCGTAATCGACAGAGCGCCAACGTCAGCCATTAGCTTTACTGCCGCATGGTCTATAGATGCTTCATCGATAGTGGGAATACCAAAACTCGACATGGCCCAGAAAGAAACCTCGCGCCTGCTCTCCCATAGCGAGTAGCAGAACGTCAGGGAGACGATCAGCGCCACTAACATCACCAAACGTTTCGGCGTGTTGACGTACTTGATGATCTTGAGGGCGAAGTCCATACGCCCGGCTTCTTTGTCCGACTTGTTATTTTGGTTTTCCATTCGTCCACCATAGCCAACGGCTTCCGGTGGCCTTGAATTGTGAGCGCGCCGCCCTAGCTGCATAAAGGAGATAATCTAGGGGATGATTAGGGCGACGCATATACGAAAAAAGCCCCGCATTGAGCGAGGCTTGAATATAAGAAGGCCGCAGGATGACAAATTACGGTGACAGCGCAATCTGACAGTTAGGCCTGCGGCTCGGTTTCGGCGCCTTGTTAACGAATAGGCGAATTTCCAGCGTTGGGATAATTCTGGTCTTTATTTCCGCGATTGTCAATACTGCTTTATGCAGATATTTTTCTAATCACAGAATCGGCTGCTGATTCCTCCTGTATGCATTTAGTAACCAGATCTTCGAAGAATGGCTGGATGTGGTCATATGCCGTCGTCTTTCCAAGTTGGGGGTAGAACTCTCGCATGGCGATAATTATCGTGGCGAAGCTAACCCGTGCAAATCCACGACCATTACATTTAGAGCAAGTTTTCATGACAGGAACACCCTGCCGCTCACTCTCGACTTTATCCATAACCATCCCACGCCCCTTGCACCGGCATGAGTTGCTTATCTCTCCCTTACCTTTGCATGTTTTGCAGAGAACGCGAGCCTTCTCTCTAATCTCTCGGCAGTCGGTTCGAAAGAATTTCATGTTGAAAACTTCCGCCTCAATAAACCCACCAGTGCAGTCTGGGCATTTACGCGTACTGGCCGCGCTACGGCAGTAGTCCTGATATGCAAACCTTGCGAGCACTTGCACAACTTGAGATTTAATATCATCACCAAGTTGATTTATTTGCTTGACGCTATTTGCTCGCGACATTCCATAGTTAACGAGCATCTCTATCGCGTTCTCGCTACCGGTGATTCCTGACTTTGACAGGTACAGCTCAATACCAAAACGGCATTTTGAGTAGGCCACCCCAATAACCGTCATTGCGTCTGTAATTGTGAAGGAGTCACCGGTAACGCGAGAGCTATCTGAAAATCTGGGAGACTTTGGAGAAAAGAATTTTGTAATGCTCTCAATGTTCATGCGACTTTTCCTTGTTGGCGTTGCTGCGGTTGATGATCTCCCGGCGCTGCTCCTGCAATCGGCTTATCTGGCGCTCCAGGGCTTCAATCTCACCATCAAGGCGAGCTATTTCGAATCGTTGGTAATCGGTCATCACCGCTTCTCCTTCTTGCGCGGGTTGTGATCCCATGACTGAATGCCGGTGGTTGGTTTTACTGATGGGTGAATAGGGGTGAAAAGCGATAGGATGTAGGCGATCAGACTTCGCATAGATTCTCCTTTTCTCGTAGATCTTTGGTCTTTCTCCGATACTTCGCGGCGATTTCTTCCAACTCCTCCCGCGTCCACTTCCTGGGCTCATGGTGTGACATGAGCGAATCGAATCGCGCGTGGCCGATTTTGGCGATCAGATTTGGCGTGTATTTTTCGATATTCCCGGATAGGTGGTTATTACAGGGTTGGCATTGACGATTACAGTTATCCTCATCGAACCTAAGTTCAGGGTTAGCGCCAGTGGTTCGATAGTGCCCGGCGTGCCATTGCCCGGCGTGGTAGCGGCCACAACTGATACACGGTTGGTCTTTGTCTCGCTCTCGGATGTACTCGTTGAAGGACTGCTGGGCTTTCTTGATGAAGTAACTGAGGGGTTGTATTGCGCGTTTCCGTTCCTGATGCTTCTTCCTGCTCTCTAACTCCTTTCTCTTTCGTCGTCGCTCTGCCGCCTGTATCGCTCGCTGTCGCTCTTTCTCTCTTAACTTGATAGCGAGTTGGGTTCCATGTTCTGGACAGCACCATCGCTCATAGGGAGCTTTTGGCATGAACCATGCGCGGCATATTGCGCACTTCCTCTTTCGCAACTGCATATCACCTCCAGCATGGGTTGATCATGCCCCGTGGGGTCTTAGGTTGGTATTCGCTCTCCGGAAGCTTGGCGGCCACATCCCACAGGCGCGGATCGACGTTTAGGCTTTTGCGTGCTTTGAATCCCCGCTTTCGGTAATCGTCAATCATCCTGTCGGCTTCCTCTGAAGTCATACCCTGTTGCAGAAACCATGTGAACATTAGGCCACCTCTTGGATATCCAGATCGCGGACGATAGCGCCACTGATACCGACGAATCGCATGAAGACGGCGTGGGCAGAGATTGGGTTTTTCGATACGAGTTCAATCTCAAAGGGAAAGGCGTTCCAAGTGCAGGTAATGCGGTAGGTGTTCATGCTGCGCTCCTTACCGGGCGGCCAATGGCCTCCAGTGTTGATTTTGAAATGGTGGTGATCATGCGGCGCGGGGTGGTGAACGGACGCCAAATGAGTAACATCGAACCCTTGCTGTTTCCCTTCTGCTCCTCACCGGTTACAGCGTGGATAAAGTTGATGCGGCCGCCGGTGATCACCCTCACTTCATCGACCGTTTTCAGCGCATCACTGAACCAACCCACGCTCATATCCTCCGGGACAAGCATCACTACCGCCTTAACTTGTCGCTCGCTCTGCTCTGCAGCTTTAGCGACCCAAGGCCCGATCTTGCTGTATGGAGGGTTGCACCAGATGGCACCAACGCTATTCCAATCGCGTTCCAGGGAGTTATCCGCTTCGGTTAGGAATTGGTGGCACAGTGCGTTTTGATCAGATGCCGCAGCGTCAAGCCAGAAGCCAAACTCAAGATCAAGTGCATCGAATAGCCACAGCGGGGTTTGCCAGCAGTCTTTAGCCGATGCTGACGTATTCGACTTGATAGTCATGCAGCATCCTCCCCGATAGCTTTAAGCAGACCGTGATCTAGCAGCTTCCTGGTTAACCATTGCTGACCCTTCCCGGTTATTTTTGATGTGAACGAGATCGTCACGCCGTGATTGGTATTGACGGCTGTTTCTTTAACGGTGAAATATCCGCGCCCCAAATACTCCTGGCGTGGGACGTTTCTCCGCTCGCCGGCCGCCATAAGGACGCCGTTATCACGTAACCAAGCAAACAGTTTGTTCTGTCCGATCCCTACTGCTTTGGCGTAGTTACCGATAAGAACGCCGCCAGCCTCAGAGACGCGATCGGCGAAATCCACTTTTGGCGCAGCAATGGCGAGTTGGTTTTCTAGCTCTGCCTTCTTCTCGGCAAGGTCGGCGGCCAATCGCAGCGCTTCGGGTAGGGTTTGGGGTATGGCGGGCTGGGCGACTCCTCTCTCAAGTTCATCCCAGCGCTTTACCAGCGCCGCCGTAAACTTCGGACTGTTCTGCGCGACAAGAGTGATGGAGTCCAGTTTGTTTAGGCGGTATTCGGTGTACGTGTTTCCTCGATGTTCAAAATTTAACCCTCGCAATGCGGCAGTTAAAACTCCAGCAGCAGAAAGTCGCTCCGCACTTACCTTGATGTGGCTATGCTGCTTGCCAAGCAACTCAGAAATTTCCCGAGTGCCCATAGTCATCTCACTCGTCATAGCCATTAAGTCATTCATCTTGCTTCTCCTTAATTCGCTTATATTCTGAGTCGCCAGGTATCGTTACCAGACAGCCAATACTGGCCGCCCATGCTTCAACCTGACTCATGAAGTAATGCATTGCTCCGGTGTCCAGACTGGACGTATGGCGAAGTTCTTTGACGGTGGTTATCTCACCGTTGATAACGTCAATTCGATCGGCATCTTCATATCCGAGGTAGGTGTGTTTCATTGCGCATTTAACCCATTCAGGTGTAGCAAAGCCCCTACCTCTGCGCGTGAGGTATTCGCTTATCTCGCCACACCACATGTGAAAAGTGCATTTTGGGACAGGCTGCGTTTATCTTTCCAAGGCTTGAGTATCAGTCGATATTCACCGTTGGTTAGCAGTTCCTGGATTTGATAGCCTACTGAATTGAAGTTTAGCTTGGTGAGTTTTATTCCGTCTTTGGATATGTCATTCACTGTTACTCCTTATGGAATACTTATCAATTTTCCTTTTATATAATGATCTATAATGTTCGACATCTATATAATATTTATAGTTTATATAAGCATTCCAAAGTTTCTTCATAGTTTTAAATCTTGGCCTAAAATTCATTGATTGAGGAACCTTACCTCCATTCACCTGATATTCATAACCAAATGAATACCACCTATTTTTAACCCAAACAGATATGACATTCCCGCAGTAACAAAAGTCAATGGTGTAGCCATCAAAACCAACAATATCACCATCCTCAATCATTTCATTGAGGCGACAATCCCACTCTGCTGAGAATGGGCGTTGATAAAATCCAGTAAAAGTCCTTAATGCATGACCGATGTAATCAAACATACTCACCTCAACGCTATTAAAATACAGACCATCCCAATTGCCACTATGGATATTTCAGTGATGGAGAACATAATCACTAATCCGGATGGGTTGGTAGCGGCATCCAGTGGGTAACTCGACCAGTTAGCTCCTTATCCGACCATATATCGCCGTTCCATGAACAGTTCCATTGGTAGTTACTTTTACCCAGGCTATTTTGATCTTCAATATAACACCAGTAACGTCCTCCTTGCTCCGGCACCCGCTCACTACATTTGATCCACTTCGGCTGTGCTGCTTGCCATGCTAGCCAAGCGAGGCGAACATCTTGCCACTCATATACTCCATCATCATCACGACTCATATCTACAAATGGGCCAAGGCAGTTAGTCAGTCATTTCTCAAACTCTTCTCACATGTTCATTTTCTTTTTTCCCCATGAGCAAATTTAGAAACATAATCAAACCACTTTGGTGCAGGTGCATTTGGAATAGCACCAAATAAATCAGAAGCAAAAACAAATGCATCAGCCGCCCTTTCGAGCAAAACAGACACCAGTTTTAGTAGCACTACGGCAATAATAATTGGACTCGTTATAATAACAACAAGCCACCACTTCCATCTTTTTATTGAATCAATAATTCCCATAAATCACCTCTTGAAATATTTATTCCTGATTTCTGATATTTTCGACAACCCCGTCTCATTGCTCACCGGTATGCATAGTTTTGGAATTTGCTTAACCGGTGCTGGTATTTCCTCGCCAGCCTTAATCCGATCCGCAATCTTGCGAATCTCTACGCCACAGCGTGCCCTAACCTCTGACTCGCTAAGATTGAGTGATCGCATCTGGTCGCGGAGTTTTGTCACCATCCAGTACGTCGCGTTGCTCGGCCAAGGGTATTCCTCCGCAGAGTCGTACATGCTGCGCTCTGAGCAATATTTCATCATCAGGGCGTATAGTTCGTCAGGGCTAGGCAGTCCGGCAGAGCTGAATTCGCCAGACCGGCACCATGCGATGAACTGGCCGGGCGATGGGAGGAATGGCCGCTCTTGCTTGCGTGCGATGCGCATACCAGCAGAAACCTGGTCAAGGCTGGTAATCCCGTTTTCCCGGAACGCCATCACCCACTGACGCCGGATTTCGTTTATCTCGCGCTGGTCACGGCTGGCCAGGCTGGCAGGGAATACCGCGAGAAGCTGGGTAAATACCCCGTTGATGACATGGGCTACTTGCTCAACTTGCGGCGCTTCACAGCGCTGCTCAGGTAGGTTGCTGGCCACGCGCTGAAGCTGCCCCCGGCTGAATTTTTGTATCTGCTCTGAAATGCTCCTCATAGCTGAACTCCATAGATCCAGTCAGTGTTAGTCAGGTCGACCTTTGGCCTTTCAGCGGGTTTACCTGATGCCAGTTTTTGGCGCTTGATGTCTAGCTGAGTCCATTTCTTGCGCAGCGTGGCTGGGCAGAGAACATTCCCCTTCCAGAAGTCGTCATCGCATGCCCACTTGAACAGCGTGGCGATCTCCTTGTGAGTGCGGCCGTCACCCTCTCGCATCAGGCGGATATCGTTAGCCCATGATGCGTAGTTTGGCCTCTTGGCGGTTGAGGAGATGCTTTGCACGACTGAGAACAGCCATTCAGCGCATCGAAGGTCTTCGGATGTTCCCCACTTGGTTCCTCGTTGAATTGCAGCATCTGGGCGAGTGATCTGAATCACGTTCAGACAGCCGTCTGAGGATTCGTTAGAATTCTCGGACGTAGAGGGTTTTATGTTTGATTCTATGTTGGGTTCTAATGACTGATTCTGTGTCCCAATTTTGGGATCATTCAAAATCCCAATTTTGGGATCATTCAAAATCCCAATTTTGGGATCATTACCAGTTTTGGAATCATCCCGTTTTTGGGTGCATTCAAAACCAACATTAAGCTGAAGAACTCGAACCCTTTTTGTCGGCCCTTTTCGCTCTCCTGTGTCGTGAATCATCCCGGACTCAATCATCCGATTAATCCACTTTCCGATAGTCTTTCTATCAAGCCCCGTATCGTTTACCAGGCGCTGGATGCTTGGGTAGCAGCAATGGTATTCGTCGGCACGATCTGCCAATGAAAGCATGAGTAGCTTTTGCGGAGGGGTGAGATTAAGGCCCCACGCCCAATCAGTTGCTATTCGGCTCATACAAACACCTCATTGAAAAACAGATAACCTTTTGCCATAATTAACTCCGTTTCTTGGTTTAGAAATCCGCACTACAAATATCCTCGGCTGCCACCGGGGATTTTTTATTGTCCAGATAAGCCAGCAACTTTCCGCACAGCTCACCTACACCACCGTCGTTAACCTGCATACCAATCATCGCCAGCATGATCGAAAATCCAGGGATAACGGACTGCTTCCAACGCGACACCTGAGACTCATGAACGCCGATCGCATCAGCGATGGTGCGTTGTCCAACCAGAGAGATTCCGTTAAGGATTTTGCTCTGAATCTCCATAGCGTTTTTCTTGCTATAACTTGCAACTTTCATTTGAAATAATTCCCCTGTTAAGTAAATGCGGCCATACAGCCGTTATGGTTGTTGTGTTTGCGCCTGTATCGGCGCGGGTCAGTTTTTAAAGAGCGGTGTTGCTTGGATTTATTTGGGTGGGAAGATGTCGTCTAGCGTCACGTTTCCACCCAGCTCATTGAGCTTGTTTACGATCTTTCTACAGCTCTCAAGGTCTGGCTTTCTTGAGTTCAGTTCGTAGTTAGCCAGCCGTGATTGACCCCATCCGATGGCTTTCGCCAAGGCAGATTGCGACATACCCAGTGATGTTCTTTGTCGCGCGATATTGTTCATGTTCGCTCCGTCGTATTGCGTACTGTTATGTCAATTATTCACGACTTGTGATTGAATGTCAATCACAACATGTGTGCAAATGGATTCACGTTGTGTGATAGAATCATGTTGATGAAAACTACGTATGAAATTATTGGTGAGCGCATAAAGCTCCTACGAGAAGGGCTTGGATTGAGTCAGGCGCAACTGACGAAGTTGTGCGGGTGGAGTGCGCCATCTAGGGTGGGAAACTACGAACTCGGAACAAGGAAGATAAGCACCGACGATGCAATAACTCTTGCTGAAGCTCTTAGGGTTACTCCATCGGCATTGCTTTTTGGCGTTGATGAGGACGGGTCAGGAGGAGCTGTAAAAAGACGCTACCCATTATTTACCACCGTTCAGGCTGGCGCATTTACCACCACATCGGAGTCATATACCGAGAAAGATGCCAAGGCGTGGATTGAGACATCCAAGAAAGCCGGCTCCCGTTCGTTCTGGCTTGAAGTCGAAGGCGCATCCATGACGGCGCCGCCAGGAAACCGCCCCAGCTTCCCCGAAGGGATGCTGATTTTGGTTGATCCTGACCAGGATGTTGAGGTGAATGACTACTGCATCGCTCGCGTAAACGGCAACGAATTTACCTTTAAGAAGCTGATCCGCGATGGCGGAGTCAACTACTTACAGCCACTAAACCCGCAATTCCCGCTTCTGACATGCGGCGATGGATGCGCGTTCGTCGGCAAGGTGATCATGTCGCAGTGGCCTGAAGAGATGTTTGGGTAGAATCATCAAAATCCCCACAGTAACCGCAACACCACCCACCGCATCACTACGCAGCAGGCAATGAATAGGGATATAAAGTGATCGACAACGATACCATTAAGGTAATAGAGAAAATCATACATATACTGCCTCTTTTGAGTTTTCTTTTTGCCCTTCTCTCCTTCTCTATCGGCATCGTGGTTGGTCACTACCAAGCCATAAGGAGAGATAAGCGCAAGGAGTTCAATGAAATCGCCGAGCCGCTTTTGGAATACTATGAAGAACTTTTGATCCAGCTGCAACATGAAGACTATTTCAGTACCACTAAATTTCCGATTGAGATACTTGGGAAGGTTGAGCGAAGACTTAAAACAAGAAAACAACCAGAATTCAATCATTTAATGAAGTATATAATCGCCATGCAACATCCGAAAACTGATGATGACAAAATGTTGTTAATCAAGAAGATTAAACGCATGTGCAAAATCATTCACCTTCGTTAATACTGAACGCGCATACAGCCAATGCTAACCCGGCCACCTAGCCGGGTTTTTACTGCCCCCACCAACCGGCCACGAGCCGGTTTTTTTGTGACCAAAATCCCACTACCTAATCGCAGAACCATTCCGACTAAAAAATAAAAATCCTTTGATATCAATGCAATCACGCATTGTGTGCACGCTATTCACATTTTGTGTTTGACTGCGAATCACAATTTGTGAATAATTACCCCATCGAGACGGAACACAGTCTCCCGTTCTTTAACAATAAGCAAAGTCGGAACAGCACATTGTGCAGTAACTCGACCCCAACGCATAAAAGCGGCGTATCACCGGGCGCGATCCGGTCGGTGAGAAGACTAGCCCAGCCCGAGAGGGAGCACTGGCGCGAAAGGGAAAGAAGGTTACGGTAGGTGTGCTAGCGCATCCACATAGGCATTTGCGAGTGTCTATGTGGATGATAAACGGAGGATTTATGAGTGGTGAAGATAGTGAGTTGAAACGCATACACGACGCCATTGAACGCTGTGTGACAAAACCGGCGCCATGCTCGTTAAAAATTGACGCCAGTGAGTTTAAGGAGCGGGTAGAACAGGAGCTCGAATTACTTAAACGTAAGGGTGTCTCTGAGAAGCTTCTCGGCCTCTTCTATGGCCGCTGCATTAGCCTGCTTGATGAAGTCGTCCTTAGTTATCATCCTGCCACAACTGGCGCAGGAAACATCGGTGAAATCATCATTAAGTTCGACCTCGGGGCGCTTCATGAGCTTGCTGCCGCAATTAGGGCAGAAAACATTAACAACAACGGTGCTATCCATAACTAATCCCTTTGTTGACTGTGGAGATTGAATTCTAGTTCATTCCCTTGACTGTGGAAAGCGAGGGGCACGCGCCGGGCGTGGATAAACATCCCGGCACTAACAAAGAGGGTTAAATCTATGACATTCACGCTTGGAGACGTATCTCTGATTGTATCTCTCGTCACCTTAATGTGGGTGATTATCATTGGGATAATGTCAAGGCATTAACAAATCACGCCACTATTTCTACTACGCCAGCCAAAACCTTTACTGAGATAAGCGATATGAATTCAAGACAACGACGAGCCATGCGTTACAGAGCCTCTTGCGCCAAAGAAGCCGCAGCCGGTCGCAAGCTGGAAGAGGCCATCGGCGGCTGCTCTATCCGGGTTCTGAATGCCGTCGCGGTGCCTAAGCGTAAGCCGAAAGAAAACGGCTCTATCTGCATGCCTGACGTAGCGATTTATTACGCCAGGTATCGTAAACAATCTGATGTTAGTGCTAGGGGGTGATATGGATATTGGTGAATATGAAATCAATGCGTACAAGGCTGACATGGAGAATTCCATTCGCTGCTCTATATCTTCAATGCTAATCAATGGTCTTGGGACGGTTTCTGCGGCAGAGGTTGTTATGGAGTTTTTAACTCCAATGTCTCAACTGGGAATTACTGACCAAGAAATTTATGACATGTTAAATAACGCAACAGGATCATCCTCTGATGAAGATGATGTTATTGATGAACTAATGATTGAGTTTGGTGGTGAAGATTAACTGAAACAATAGCGCCTTGTACCGCTTGGGGGTTCTCCCCCTTTTTTATAAAGGGCATACGGTGCCTTTCATAAAAAACAACCGGAGGTCAAAATGTTCGATCTGATTAAGTATCTAGATGAAAAAAGTATTCAGTACACCATTTCTGATAAAGGAAATATCACCGTCGGCGGCTCTCTCGACCTGGAAGGCACCGGAATCACTGCTCTGCCTGATGGCCTGA